GAAACAAAGAACTTGCCCGATTGATGTTGTGTGTTATATTCCGTCGCCTTGCATACGGTTATGCGCACCGACAAGCAGAGTCAAACGCCGTGAATTTGCGCAAGCAAATTTTGCGTAAGCAACGTTTGACTTGTCCGCTTGGCGAGTGTGCTAACCTTGCAAGAAAAGCGACGGGAAGTAACACACAACGGAAAGAGTAAAGCACGGCACCCGTTTTTAACAGGAATAAGGCACGACGGCGTGAAGTACAGCGCACCCCATGTGTCATATTCCAGAGCCTTGCGGGGGTGCGGGGGCAAGACCCCCGCGTCATTGTCCTTGACTTAAACATCAAGGAGGCAATCATGGCAAAATACACTCTCGACCCCGTACGTTATGACCTTGACGACATTTACGCATATACGGACACAAACGACGAGCGGTTGCAGATATTAAACGACCCGCACATCACACATTATCGCACAAAGACAATCAAAAGCGGCAATGTCTTGGAGTGTGAAATTTACCCCGTGTGGAATACATACAGGGCGACAGGGCGGGCGCGAAAGACAAGAGAAAGCCGCAAGGCGCAAAAGTCATTGAACGCAAAGAACGCGACAAAAAACTTGATACGCCTTATCAACGCAAACTTTACCGACGACGATATTTGGGGCACGGTTACATATTCGCCCACAAAGTTACCGTTGACGGTGGAGGCGGCGCAAAAAGAAATGCAAAAGTATATGCGCCGATTAAAATATTACGCCGAACGGCACGGGTACCCGCCTTTGAAGTACGTGTATGTCACGGAATTTGAGGACGACCCCGAAAAAGGCAAAAAGCGCGTGCATCACCACTTTGTGACAAACTTTCCCGACCGCGATGTTGCGGAAAAGTTGTGGCGAAACGGTGCACGAACACAAACCCGACGATTGCAGGCAGACGAGAACGGGTACGAGGGTATGGCAAGGTACATATCGAAAGACCCGCGCGGGTCAAAGCGATACGTCGCGTCAAAGAACTTGCAAAAGCCGCAAATCACCATTGCCGATTGCAAGTTTACGCGTAACAAGGTAAACCGACTCGTCAATGAAAAATTAAACCGTCGGGCGGTATTCGAGCAGATGTACAAAGGTTACAATCTCACGTCATTTACGGCAAAACAAAGCGTGTACGTGTCGGGCGCGTATGTGTATGTCAAAATGGCAAGGTTAAAGCAAAAGGAGGCAACAAAACGTGAAATACATCGGGAGTAAAGCAAAAATCGCAAACGACATTGTGCCGATAATTCAAAGGTACATCGACGAACACAACATCAAGCAGTACATCGAGCCGTTTGTTGGCGGTTTTAACATCATTGACAAAATCAAATGCGAATACAGACTCGGCAACGATATTGACCCGCTTGTATGCGAACTTGTCGAAACGGTGCGCGACAACCCCGCATTGCTCGACTCGTTACATACACCGACCCGTGAGGAATATTACGACGTGCGCGACAACCCGCGCAAATATCAAGCGTGGTACCGCGCGGCAATCTTGCTTTTTGCGTCTTATAATGCCCGCGTTTACGGTGGTTGTTATGGGGCGACGGCAAATACGAAAGACGGCGGCACGCGCAACTACTTTGCCGAAAGCAAAGCAAACTTTGAACGTCAACTCCCGAACTTGCGACACATCTTGGTTGGTTGTTGCGATTATCGACTTTTACGTTTTCCGCGCAACGAGCGCGTATTGATATATTGCGACCCGCTGTATGCTGAAGGTATCGGTTATGGCGGCAAGTTTGATACAAACGAATTTTGGGAGTGGTGCAGAAAGCAAGCGGCGGCGGGGCACATCGTGCTCGTAAGTGAATATGTCGCGCCACCCGATGTTGTGTGTATATGGCAAAAAGAAACAACCACACACTTAAACAACCGCGACAAACAAAGGCGCGTCGAAAAATTGTTTATTTTGGGAGGGGCTTAAAAATGCGAAAAATAATTGACTTGAAAATTGTACAACCGCATTTTGACGATGTCGCAAGCGGGCGCAAAAAAGCGGAATTGCGGAAAGACGACCGCGACTTTGCCGTCGGCGATATGTTGATATTGCGAGAATGGACGGGCACCGAATATACGGGGCGCAGTGTTGGCGCAATAGTCACGCACATTTTGAAAAATTGCGGTTTTGGACTTGCCGAAGGCTATGTGATTTTAAGTATCAAACTTTGTGGAGGTAAAAAATGTCAAAAGTGATAATAAGTTTGCTTTACATAGTGTTGCTCGTTGTGATAGTGCTTTGTTTGCCGTTGTCGGCAATATTGCTTATTTGTAAGGCTTGTGGAGCGTGCGCCGCGTCGTGGCTCGGTTGTTGCGTGCCGCTTTTAATCGCACTTGCGGCAAGCCCGATTTTTGTTTTTTGCAAACTGATACTTGATGTCAAAAAGGAGGGCAAATAATGCCGAAACAAACCCCGAAACGGTCAAAAAAAACAACGACTAAAAAAACGGTCAAAAAACTACCCAAAAATACGCCCAAAATTGACCCCAAAAACGGCGAAACGGTCGGCGGCGCGGAATTACCCGAAACGGCACCAAAACCCGAAAAAAACGGCAATAAAAGTCAATATGCAAATAAGGTAAAACCTTATTTGGCAGATATTGCCCGATATATACGTTGCGGGTTGACCGAAGGGCAACTTTGCGAATACTACAATGTGGGCAAAACGCAGTGGGCGCAATACAAGAAAAAATACCCCGAATTAAACGAAACACTATTTAAGGCTCGGCAACAATTCAAAACCGACCTTGTCAACAGGGCGTACGAAGTTGCAATGGGGTACGAATACGAGGAAACGAGCACGGTCACGTATCGCGACGCAAACGGCAACGTTACAAGTACCAAAACAACGGTCAATAAACGTACCGCTCGTGCCGACGGTAATATGATACAATTCTTGCTTATCAATCGTTTTTGTGGTGAATTTGCCCGCGACCCGCAAGCAATCGAATTGCGCAAAAAGGCATTGGAACTTGCCGAGCGCGGCGTGATACCGCCCGACAGCGAAGGGAGTATATAACATGGCACTTGACCCGATACACGCTTTTTATTGTCGCAAAGAATATCTCGACTTGGCGCAATCTTGCAAAATTGCAAGCAGTGGCGTATGTGCTCGTTGCGGCGACGTATTCGACATCGGCGAATTGCGCCCGCACCATAAAATCGAATTGACGCTCGATAATGTCGACGACCCGCAAATTGCGTTAAACCCCGCAAATATTGAGGTGCTTTGTCACGAGTGCCACAACGCAACACATAACCGCTTTGGGCAGGCGGTCGGAGTAAAGCGCGTTTACGTTGTGCACGGTGCGCCGTATGCAGGCAAAAAAACGTACGTAAACACAGTTGCAACCCGCAACGATATTGTGGTTGACCTTGACGCAATACACCGTGCAATATGCGTTTGTGAGCCGCACGACAAGCCCGACGCGACAAAGGGTATTGCATTTAATATTCGCGATATGCTACTTGACCACATACGTACGGCAACAATGCGGCGCAAATGGCAAGACGCGTACATCATAGGTACATACCCCGACACGTTCGACCGCGACCGACTCGTTAAAGAATACGGCGCGGAACTTGTACACATTGGGACACCGAAGGACGAGTGCGTCAAGCGCATACATCAAGCGGGGTTGCCGCCCGCCGCCCGTGACGCGGCGATTGGTTGGGTTGAAAATTATTTTGCGCGTTATAGAGCGTGACGAAAACATACCCCCCGCCTTCTCAAAATTTTTTGAAACGCGGAAAGACTCCCCAGCGCAGGTATTTTCAATACACACCGAAAATTTGACTTTTTTCACAAAAAGTTTGGAAAATCAAAACAGGAGGCGGCAATTATGGCAAAAAGTACCGCAAAACCGAACGACAAAACAAGCATTGCGGACGCGGAATATAAGCGACTTATCGACCTTTACACACAGGCAGGCGCGGACGAAATCAAAATAAAAGTCAATGACGAACTGATACGCAAGGTCGCCGAGTTATTCGCCGACCTTGAAATCATAAAAACGTTGCCGCTTTTGATATTCGACAAACGCAACCCGACGATACAAAAGGAAACGGCGGCGGGCAAAATGCGTGTCAAGTACATGGCGCAGTATGTCGCCGCAATGCAGAAACTCAACAAAGATATGCTCGGAGCCTTGAACAATGACGACGACACAGACCTTGACAAATACGAATAACACGGACGCGGCGGCGGTCGATTGGCTCCCGATAAACCCCGATATTATATCATTGACGGGTTGGGAGGCGTTAAGTGACGATGTCGGCGGGCGGCATAGTTATTTTATCGAGTATTACAAGGCGTGTCGGCGTGGTGACATCTTGGTCGGGCACGAATTACAAACGACGCTCGAAATGCTTATGCAAGACATCTTGCACAACAGCGATGTGTACCGTTTTACGCTTGACGAGGCACACAAACGTATACACTTTATCGAACACGAAATCAAGCACTTTGAGGCACCGTTTGCGGGTAAGCCGTTTATACTTGCGCTTTGTCAAAAAGCAATCGCGGAGGCGATTTTTGGCTTTTATATGTACGACTCCGAAACATCGGACGGCGGGCGGTGGGTGCGTCGCTTTCAAGATGT